TGTTGCCACGCCCACAATCGGTGCGTTTCAACCCAGAGGAGTTCCTGCGTGCAGACCTGACAACCCGTGTGAACGCACAGCAGAAACAGATTATGAATGGCACTCTCACCCCTAATGAAGCCCGTGAGATTGAGAACCGTGAACCGTATGACGGTGGAGATCAGTTTGTTATGGGCTTGGCTGGCACTGTTATTGCTGGTGTTGAGGGTGGGGACTTGCCAACATTAGGCACTGACGCAATCCCACCTGAAAGATAATTATGAAATCAACAGCCGTAACAGTAACAACTTCTCCAACCTTGCTTATCTCTGCAGATAACCAGAATCGTATTTGTTATTTTCACTCAACAAGCGGAAGTACATATTTGGGTGATAGCGCAGTGACTTCATCTAGTGGTTTGCATTTGCCTAATAACCAAACTATAGAAATTCATTTGCCGTTAGGTGAAACGATTTATGGAATCACAAACACAGGCACAACCAATGTGCGTGTGATGACACCAGACGGAGACTGATCATGCCCTACGGAATATCAGCAAATCAATCTGATTGCTCTAATTGGGCTGCAGTCAAAATTGAATCAGATGGATCAGCAACAACACTCGCCTGCTACATAACAAAGCAGGAAGCCATTGATCGTATGGTTGCACAATCTTTGGCTGAAGGCTTAGAGCCAGCAGGTGAAGTTCGTAACGGTGATCTTGAGGAACTCATTGATTCCTGTCCAGCAGCAACTCAAGACATTTCGGTAAACCTGAAAAATAGATTAAACGCAGTTCAAGTTGCAAACTATGGACCGATGAATCCAGAACTACCAAATGAGGAGTTTTGGATTGCAAAGGGAGATTTATTTAATACAACCCCAGAAATAGCAAAGCAGTCCTTGTGCTCTAATTGTGCAGCATTCATCCAGACAAGTGAAATGCTTTCCTGTATTGAAAAGGGATTAGATTCAGGTTTAGAAGCAATAGCAATTGTTAAAAAAGCAAATCTTGGTTATTGTGAAATCTTTGACTTTAAGTGTGCTGGAGAAAGAACCTGTGACGCTTGGGTGGTTGGTGGAGCGATTACAGATGCAGATATACAAGAACTAGAAGTTGGTGATGTTGTTGAACCTGATGAATTAGTCGAGGATTCGGAATATCGTGCAGTTGATTTGTCTGCTCCAGCCTTCATGCGTGCCTCTGCAAAGCGTGGACTTGCTCTACATGAGCAGGGTCTATCTGGTGACGGGCTTATGCCACAGACCGTTGAGGATGCACGCAAAATGGCTTCAGGTCAGGTCACTGAGGAGAAGTGGCGCAAGATTGGTGCATGGATCGCCAGACATATCAACGATCTAGACGCTGTGCAGGGTGTTGAGATCACTGCTGGTTTGGTTGCGATGTTGCTTTGGGGTGGTGGGTCAACTAAGACTTCAGCACGCCGTGCACAAGAATATGCGTATCGTATTGTGGAAAGATTAGATTCCGAATAGTAAGGTAGAAAATTATGAGCGAACTTGTGCAATGGGTAGCAACTGAAATTGATGAGAAGCGCAGTATTGCGTACTCCAATCTTGAGGTTCGTGCTGAGAACGGTGGCAGAACACTTGTCGGTTATGCAGCCGTGTGGGATTCCCCTTCCGAATACATGGGATTCACCGAATTCGTGAAGCGTGGAGCATTCAGCAAGACACTCAATGATGGTGCTGATGTTCGCCTATTGATTGACCACGAAGGTGTGCCACTTGCTCGTTCTAAGTCTGGAACTCTTGCCCTTGAAGAGGATGAGCGTGGTTTGCGTGTCGAGGCAGAACTTGACCCAATGAATCCTGACGCTGCACGGATCATGTCTGCTATGAAGCGTGGCGATCTGTCACAGATGAGTTTTGCCTTTCGCACGGTGAAAGACAACTGGAACAATGATCGTTCAGTTCGTGAACTTCGTGAGGTTCAACTCTTTGATGTGAGCGTTGTTACTTTCCCTGCCTATGAGCAGACGGTGGCAGAGTTGCGCAAGGCAAATGCGCCTGTTACTCTTGAGCCAGTTTCTACATTGAGTCTGCGTAAGAACCAGATTGCTTTGCAGAAACTTCGCAGCCGTTAGACAGCCGACCTTATTGGTCACTGACCTCCTAACACTGAAAGGAAAACACACACCCAATTCAGATGATCTTTGGAGGTCATATGTCATTTAGTAAATCCCTTATTGAAAAGCGTGATGCTGCGCTTGCAAAGGCTGAAGCCATTGTTGAAGCAGCACAAGCAGAAGCCCGTGAACTTTCACCAGAACAAGATGCACTTATTGCTGCATCGCTTGACGAAGTTCGTTCACTTGACGAGCAGATTGCAACCCACAGCGAACTTGAAAAGCGTTCGGCTGAGGCTGCAGAAATCCGCAAAGAAAAGAAGTTTGATCAGGCAGTTGCTCCAGCAGTTGTGAAGTCAGAAGCACGAACCTACAGCCTTCAGTCAGAAGCATCATTTGTTGCTGACGCATACGCTGCACAGTTCAGCAACGACTTTGCTGCAAAGGATCGTCTTGCCCGTCACATGAACGAAGAGCGCATTGAACGCCGTGAAGTTACTTCGGCAAACTTTGCTGGTCTTGTAGTTCCTCAGTACCTCACTGAATTGGCAGCCCCGTTTGCCCGTGCAGGTCGACCAACTGCTGACGCAGCCCGTAAGCACCAGTTGCCAGCAGCAGGATTGACGCTGAACATCAGCAAGATCACTACTGGTTCAGCCGTTGCTGCACAGTCGGAAGGTGCAACTGTTCAGAACACGAACATGGATGACACCTTGCTCACGATCAATGTGAACACCTATGCAGGTGAACAAGATGTAAGCCGTCAGGCTCTTGAGCGTGGAACTGGCATTGATTCAATCGTGATGGCTGACCTTGTGTCCGCATACCACACGACATTGAACACTGCAGTTGTTGCAGAACTTCTTGCATCAGCAGGTCAGACTGTCACTTACACTGACGCTTCGCCAACTGTTGCTGAGTTGTATCCGAAACTTTTGGATGCTGTTCAGAAAGTTCAGACCACTTTCTATGCTGGTCCGAACGCAATCATCATGCACCCACGCCGTTTGGCATGGATTCTTGCAGCACTTGATTCAAGCAACCGCCCATTGGCAGTACCAACACCTTATGCAATGAACGCAGTTGCAACTGGTGCTGGTTCAGTTCAGTACGGCAACAGTGGATACTCAATCGCAGGATTGCCAGTAATCACTGATGCAACTGTTTCTGTTGCACAAGGATCAGGCACGAACCAAGACACCATCTATGTTGGTAACTTGCAGGAACTGCACCTTTGGGAACAGGGTTCTGGTGAGCCAATGATGTTGCGCTTTGATCAGAATCAGGCTGACCAGTTGAATGTGACCATGATCGTTTACGGTTATGCAGCGTTCACTGCAAACCGTTACCCAAATGCATGGGCGCAAATCAACGGCACAGGATTGGTCACACCTACTTTCTAAGGTTGATCAGCCAGTTTGTAATTGGGTTGGTGATATCCTTCGGGGTGTCACCAGCCCTTTTGCATTTACGGAGTGAACATGAAAAAAGAAATTGAAGCCCTACTTGTTGAGCGTGCAGGCTATGAGATGCGTGGCTTGAAGGATCGTGTGAAAGCAGTTGATGCCTCTTTGCGTGAACTTGGTTTTGAACACAAGTACTTGAGCGAACCAGAAATTGAAACAGCAACCATTGAACCTGTAGCAGAGCGTGCTACACGCAAGGCTGCATCTAAGCGCAAGGCATAACCAATGGCAATCGTGAATGGTTATTGCACGCTGGCAGAAGTGAAGTCTGCCCTGCGACTGACAGACAATGTGGATGACAGTCTTTTGGAAAAGGCTATTGAGTCTGCGTCTAGGCGCATTGACGGTTATTGTGGTCGTTGGTTCTATAAGACTTCAGCAACGGCTGTGACGGTATATCCCCAGAACATTTACTTCTTGCAGTTCCCTAACGATGTTGCCAGCACAACAGGTTTGATCGTTAAGACCGATACTGCAGGTGATGGAACATATGCAACAACTTTGACTTTGGGCACTGACTTCATTATTGAGCCAACGAACGCAGCCTTGCGTGGATACCCATACCAGAATATTCAGATGGTTGGCGGTCAAACTTTCCCGTTATATGTGACACCATCGTTCCCTACGGTTCAGGTCACAGCCCAATGGGGCTGGAACGCTATCCCTAGCGATGTATCGCAGGCTTGTGTGCTTCTAGCAATGCGCCAATTCGCCCGTCTAAACGCTGCTCTAGGTGTTGTCGGATTCGCTGATATGGCGTTGCAGGTTCGGGCAGTCGATCCTGATGTGCGTGACCTTCTGAACCAGTATGTCGTGTTTGGTTTGATGTAATGGCTGCAACCGTTTCACAGGTCGCTACAGGTCTCCAGACA